TATATACACCGATAAGTTTATCCTCTTCTGGAGGAAGATAGTTGTTATAAGTCATAGGAACCTCAGTTGGGCTAGGAGTTTGGATTTAAGTTAGAAACGAACTTTCAGAAACAGTCCAGCATACTTGTGATTATCATAAGCAACAGCTATACTCGTATTACTATAAAAATTATAAGATAAGTTTAAATCTCCACGTACATCTCTCAAATGAGCTGGATTATCATCAATACCAAGTCCTAAATCTAATTTACGAAAGTAAAATACATCTGCACCCAAATGCACACGAGGCGTACCATCTAACGCTCCACCAACACCCATATAAGGACGTAATTCTGCACCAAACTTGTGATCTATAATAGAAAGCTTACCATTGTTATCTTCTGTAACTGACGTTGGACGGTCTGGCAAATAAGTAGTTGTTGTCTGATCCGTACCATCGGCTTTCTTCGTAGTTATTGTAATTGTATGCTTTGTTGGGTCAACTACGATCTTTTCCTTCTGATCAGATGTTAGAACAGTGCTTTTAACCTGCTTATCTTGCTTCTGGGCGACTTTTCTGCATCCCTTAAAGCCAAATAAGGCTAGGAGAATAATAACTCCTAGAATGACATATACCTTCAAATTTGAAACAATCTTACTTACTAGCGCCTTGATCTTTTCCATTATCGTCTCCTTGAATATCTAAGTTCGGTTCATCTGAACTTGTACTTGCCGGGCCTTTCCATACCTTTACCATCTTGTGTCCTGCAAATGCACTTATAACCACGCTAAAAATAGATGCTACTGGAGCTGAAACTTCATGAGTTTTCAAGATTGAAAAAACGCAACCTATCAAAATAACAATACTCCACAATCCTACGATAATATCTGAGGGTACATCAAATGGACTTAAAATTATGGCTAGAATTTTCTTATACATGGCTTGTCTCCTAATAGTAACACGATTCTTAACAATTCGTAACTACAAAACAGCTTATGTATTCCACGAGAATGAAGATCCAAGAGCGATCTTCAAGAATTGACCAATCTGTGATTGATAACGTGGCGTACCTAAACCTACAGCGCCCACTGAGAAGATTAAAGTCTTCTTATAGTTTGTGATCATTGTTGTGTACATCGTAACCAAGTTTGCATATGATTGAGAAATTTTTCCAACCTGGTCAACGTTCAAAGACAATCCATTATCATTATATTGGAAGTCTTCTAATGTTGCACGTGCTTGTAAGAACAACTCTGTAGTTACAGTAATACCAAAGTAAAGAATTTCAGCAAGAATTGGATTGCTTGCTACATCATTAATAGTAAAACCAGTGTATGGAGGAAATGAGTTAATAAATGCCAATACTAACATTGCATACGCTAGGATCTTTTCATCTCTTGTATTACGAGAGAAGATCTCAGGCATAAGTCTGCGCGATTGTGCAATAACCTGTTGTTCTGCACTAGTGAATGCTGTTCCAGACTGACCATTATTAACTGCGCCTGACAGCGTCGTGATATTTGTGGTCGTTCCAAATGCTGTGGAGTTTGTTCCAATAGCGTCATCTGCTGCACTAAGACGAACAGAGTAATTCGTATTAGGAGTAAGATCACTTACCTGGATCAAGGTTGTATTGATCCACATTTGAACTGGTTGAATTACGCCTTGTGGAGTAAGAAAACCACCTGTTCCACTATAAATAACCTGAATGGCATAATAAGTCCCAACTGGGTTATTGGGTAGGATATTAATTGTGAAAAAGTTAGTTCCAATGTTTGTAATTACTGGAGGTTGAGGAATAACAAGTGTCATGATTTATCCTTTACTTCTTATAATTCTGTTCCTACGCCAATGCTGAAACTTGCTACTTTTGTTGCTGATCCCATAAAGTTTGTTGTCCAATCAGAAATTACTGTAACTGCTGCAGCTCCACCAGTAAGAGCAGTAGGTCCTTGAGCTGTTTGAGCTAATCCATCCATTCCAGGAACAATAACTGCTGAAGCTAGATAAGCAGATGCCTGGGAATTAAATGTTGCATTGCCACTGTAAGCGCTCCAACCAGCAACTGCAGATAAAACCTGATGAGCAACTGTGCCAGCGTGAATGTGAACCGTGATAGCATTTCCTGCTACTGTTACTGATTCTTGACCAAGCGCTGGAGCATCAGCTACATAAGTAATGGTTACTGAAGATGTGCCATAAGATGTTGCTGTATATGTAATACCTTGGATAACAGCTGAAGCTAAGGTTCCAGAGGTTAGTGTTGCGTAAGGACCGCTAGTAGACTTAGGATCACGGTTTATGTTAACATAATAAAGTGATTGCGCCTGAATAGGCGAGCTACCTTCGCTAATACAAAATGGTACATACTGCAAATCATTCTGCAGGTAGTACAATGTTGAAGAGGATAAGGTTGCCTTAACAGATTTAAATGTGTTCCAGTCTAATTCAATTTCTTGTAAATATGCCATTTTAGTGTCTCCTAATTAATCTTCAGATTCTATTTCAACCCATGTGTTTGTATCTTTTGATTTTTTTACTTCAACCAGATTATATTGTGTATTGCAACCAAGACAAACGTGCACCATAAAATTTCTTTTAGCTCTTTTTATAACCTTTTCTGAATAACGTTTACGATCGCATTTAGGGCATTTCATATAAATCCTATTTTTACAGTATCAGTTCACCTACATGTTTAACCAAAGGATCAGCTGCAATTTCATCCGGTGAGAATACTTTATCTTTGATTTTAGCAAATTTCTTTTTAGCAGCTTTCCAAGATATAGCAACATACGTACTACAAATTACTTCATGCTTTCTAGGAAATAATCCGAATAGTAACTTACCAATGTTATACCAAAGTCCTAAATCTTTATGCGCCTGTTTAACAGCCTCTAAACACTGTTCTTTTGTTACATTTTTCATTCTAAAAACTTGTATCTTATTATTTCTTGATTTTATTTTAATGACATGCGTTTTAGGCCATACTGCTTCAAGCATCAAATCTGTATCCATATCAATCAATGCCGCGTGACAATAGCTAGCTCTTGCGAACTGTTTCCCTAAAAGTTTTTCACCAAAAGCAATTAACTTATCATGCCACGGACTATTAGGGACAACTTCAAAAAGTAAAATATCTCCGGGTTGTAATTTAATTTTATTCAAAGTAATCCACCAATATATTAGCGTGTACATCTGTAACATTTGCAATAGCTGTAGAAAGTGTTACACGAATTTTTACTGTTGGTGGAAATTCCATACTTTCATAACTTTCAAATGATACAGGCATATTTGGAATCATATAGGCAGTATTAATAATCCCAGGAATATACTCTGCACTATTAGCTACTAATAAAACATCTGCTTGAATGTAATCATCAAAATCAACATCTGCAGACACAATATACCCGCCGTGAAGATAAACAATATTAGAAAATGAAATATCAATATATGCAGAAAGTTGACCTGCTGGAAGTACAAGCTGATATCCCTGCCAATGTTCTACAGTATTAAGTGGTTGAGGTGATGCTGAAACGCGAAGTGGTCTACCAATTCCAGCTTTAATCTCTAAAGGTTGATTACAAGCGGCTAAATGATTTGTTTCAAAATCTGTTTGATTAGCTGTTCCATCCTTTTGAACTACAGTTTCCCAGGATATATTATCTTCAATTGCAAAAATAATATATCTATCTCCTGTATCAATGTATTGTGGAAGAAGATTTTTAGAAGAAGCTAAAGACCAAAATGTAGAATAATCAACTGGAGCAGTTCTCATTAGGATTATGCCTCGTACCAAGTTGTATCTAAGGCTACAATTTCAGATGTAACTGGTCCGACTGCTGTTATTAAAAATGAATATCCTGGAATTATACCAACAGTAGGCAATACTACTGTAATAGAATTAGAATTAGTACCAACAGAAAAATGCTTAACTATTGTCCCGTTGCTAGTAACAGTAGGACTTGAATATACGTTCATAAAAGAAGTTGCTGCATCACCCTGAAGCTGCGTATATATTGGAAGAAGTGTACCAGGAGCTGATATAGCTGGATTTTGATACATTCTAAATGTTACATTATCACCTTTCGTTATTAAATCACCAGTAAGAATTAAACCATACAACGTTACAGGACTTGCAACAGGGTTCGTAAAATATATTAAGGGAGTTTCAACAGCAAGAATACTTGTTGGTAATTCTACAGAAGTTACAAAATAACTCATAAATTTTCTCCTAATTTAATTAAAGTTCAACCCATTCAAAGTTAACAGTAACATTTAAACCGCCAGGTAAAGCTACGCCATTAAAATTTAAGCACAATGATTGAGCTACGCCACGTAAAACTACTCCAGAACAAAGTCCAGAATTTGTAAAATCAAATACGTATGGTGGAGGAAATGCTGTTGTTGGAGAATCTGATAATACTTTTGTTACTCTTACATTGCCAACGGATGTTCCAAGGGTTGTTGGATTTGCTGTATAAGATCTAACGACGGCAGTAGCTGCGGGATTATTAGAATCTAGAGGTACTAAAGTAGGCGTTGCTGAAGTACCACCTGTATTAGCCGTTGATCGTTTAATCATAAACCAATTATTTACACCAGCAGCTGTTTGAGTTGTTGATAATTCTATTCTAGTTACATAAACTGTATGTGTTGCGCTTCCAGTTATAATTGCTACATCTGTAGGAGTAGCTGGTGGTGTAAAAGCTCCAGTACCAACACTATAAACATTTGCTGAACTTACAAATTGTTCTGATCGTAACGCCCCGACTGTACTTAAACTTAATGGTTCTACTGTTGCTGTTGTATAAGTAGGATAATCAGTTGTTACAGCTCCATTAACTTCAGCTAATAAATTTGATGCTGTAGATTGTGAAACATTTGCGTTCAGATTAAAAGGATTCTCTTGCCAAACTTGAACAGTATTTACTCCTAGACTTGAATACCAAACAACAGTGGCAGTTCCCGACGTAAAAGTAAAAGACTCAACTTTAACCGATAAATATCCACCGCAAGGAATTGTAAAAACACCAGAAGCAGTTGCTGGTCCATCAAAAATTTGGAAATAACTAATATTGTCTAACGATGCATAAAATAAAAACGAACCACTATAAGTTCCTGAAAGAAGAAAAGAAACACTACTACATCCAATTGTATTCGCTACAATGGATTGATTTACGGCTGTAACAGTGCCAGAACCACTAAAGTCAGTGGAACGAACACGAAGCGCACCATCGGTCATTAAAGATAATGGATCAGTCTGACCTGTTATATATGTAGGAACTGTTGTTGTAACCGCACCTTGCATCAAAGGTCCAATTTCACCTGATGTTGTAGAAGCTTGTGCAACCCCAACGACTAAAGGATTTTGACTATCATTATACACTTCTACTAAACTAGTACCAGCTCCAGCATTCATAAAAACATTTACAGTGCCAGAAGTAAACGCAGTAGCTATTAATCTTACTTCTGAAAATCCACCACAATTTAAAAGTACTGATCCATTAGCTGAGAGAGCTTCTGTAATACCACCTGCTGGAATAGTAAGACCGCTAGCAGTAATCCAATTTGTCCCATCAAAACCTTGAAAACCAATAGTTGCTACCCATGTGCCTGTAAGAGTAAATACAAGACTAGCCATTCCCTGTGTATTTATAACGACAGTACCATTTAATGCTGTAATAGTTCCAGTAACGTTATTATCAGAATCAGAAGTAGGCCTAACACGCAAATTTCCGCTTACATCTAAAGATAAGGGACTAGTTTGACCAGTTGTATAAGTAGGCGAAGCAGTAGTAACAGCGCCTTGAACTAAATCTCCATGCTCTCCTGAAGTAGTAGAACCTTGAGCTACACCAGTTATCCCGATATTATTAGTTCCTGTAGGAACTGGAGAATTTGGAGATAAAGCAACTACTAAAGAATTATCCCCTACGACAGATGCTGTTGAAGCTGCCTTAACATTAGCAACATTTGCAGTCGTAGTTGGATCATTAAGAACAACAGGAGTTGCTCCATTATCAGAAGTAATTGGTAAATCAGCCATATCTTTTCCTTGCTAATTCTTAATTAATGATTAAAGAATGTAACGTAAACATCTTGTGCTTGAACATCTCTATTTAGAATTGTGATCTTTGCAGACGAACCAGTAGGAATTACATAACCATAAGGCAATGCGAATTCAATATCTTGATTTGATGCACTGCTAAAACCATTCCAATATGTTACTTCGCTACCTGTAACACCAATAGCAACAGTAAGTTTAATTTCTCCAGATGCTGTAGCGTCAATCTTATCTAGTGTAACTGGACCTGCTAACGAATGTGTTATTGAAGCATTACTAGCAACATTTGTGTTTGTGAAGTAGGTAAGTACAGGAGTAACTGTAGCAGGACTTGTATCGACAAGCAATCTTCCGTTTGAATCAACCTGTAAAGCTACTTGCTGACCAGTTGTTAGTGTAGGAGGAGTTGAATTATATTGACCACCGGCTAATTCAGAATTTGTCGCTACTGTTCCAGGTGTTACAGGACCAGCTGCTGTATTAATTACACGAAGATCACCAGCTAAGTTTTCAGATAAGAGAACCTGATCACCTTCTGTCCAAGAAGGATTAGCTGCATTTGCTCTAGCTACCAAAGCACCGACGTTGTTAGCTGCTGGAGCTGCATTATTGTTAGTTAAACCACCAGCAACAGTCACTGTTCCTGTAATTGTGGTACTTGTTAATGTAACAGGTACTGTATTTGTAATGAAAGCATTGACACCAATAACATTTACTGCACCTGGTGATGTACCGTAAGCTGAGGGTGAACCTAATGCTACCGTATTCCATTCTGTTACATTTACATTTTGAAGAGCTGGAAAGTTAGAAATGGTTGCGTTAAGAGCTGAACCAGTTGGTTGAACAACAGTAACGTTTCCTGTTACAGCAGTAGTTGAACCTGTGCCAGTAATTACACGTAAGTTACCTGATAGATCCTCAGAGAGAAGAACCTGATCACCCTCTGTCCATGTAGGATGAGCTGCATTTGCTAAGGCAGGCAATACACCGAAGTTATCAGCGATAGGAGCAGCGTTATTATTAGTTAAGTTCCCAGAAACAGTTAATGGAGATTGATTTGAAGCAATCGTAACTGGTAAAGAAGCAGACATTGTGGTCTGACCAAGTGCGATAGGAGCACCGCCAACTTCAGTCAAATTGACATTTGTTTCACTTGACGCAGCAAATGTAACACGAAGGTTGCCAGATGTATCTAATGATAATGGATTCGTAGTTCCTGTTGTATATGTTGGGGCTGCAGTTGTTACAGCACCACCTGCTAAAATATTGTTCTCACCAGAAGTTGTAGAACCTTGTGGGTAATCTTCAGCTGGATTAATTGTCGTTCCAGCCGCGTTGGCTACCTCAGTTGTAAACTCTGTTGCTATTGCTCGTACTGGTTGTTGCGCGTCGAAATCTGACATAGTGATTCTCCTATTTCATCTTAGTTATAGAATCCTGAGTATTCTGAATATCTAAATTGGTTGCTTTAATATTTTCATCAATCTTTCGTAACTCTTCTGCAATCTCCATTTTACGAAGATCTAATCTCTCAAGTTGTAATTTCATCTCTGTTACATGAACGCTTAAACGTTTCTTATTCAAATCTTGATTTGGTGTGATATCTGTCATAGTGTTTCTCCTTAACTTTTACGCAATCGAGTCTGTAAGTAAATTCATCCTAAACGTCTGAGATGAAGCTGCATAATTTGTAACTGTCACTGCTACTGTATCTCCAGCTACTGCTACTATTGGAATATTTTGATAATTAAGTTGTAACGTACGAGCTGAGGGAGAACTCCATCCTCCACCCTGATTTGCTCCATTTATGAGGATTAACCATTCCGCATCATACGTTCCCCACCCAATTAAACCGTTAATATTATACGTTACACCACCTGGAACAGTATATGAAAACATGAGCGTTGTAGAATTTGGTGGAACAGCTAAATTCTCAGCATATATATTATTAGGAACACCTATAGATCCAGTGGTTGTAACAAGTAATGATCCGCTGCTAAAATTTAATTGTTCTAAAGTAGATAAGATTGATAATGATGTCGTTTCAGTCGCTGGAAGTACTTCAATCCCATTTGAATCTCTTAAATTTACATGAAACGCTCTATACTCTGTAAGACGAACAGCGCCAGTTTCACCAGGCGATAGCGTGGGGTTTGTATCCTGATAAACACCACCAACAGGTTGTTCTAATGAGGTGCCAAAAGTAAAACTACTCTCATCAATAATACCAATCTCTCCAATCGTAATAGATCCCGAGAAAGTAGCATTAACATTCAATCTCCCTAAATCATCGATGGAAATTGGTACGTATTTATTTTCTGGCGTTACACCATAAATCGGAAACCATGTAAGTTCAGGGTTTATCTGATCAACCGACAATGGTGTATTATATTGTGGTGGATATAATCCCATGGTTTATCCTTATGTATAAAGAATTATGTATTCTTTACCTGTGTAAGTCTTAAAGTAATATTGTTCTTAAGTTGAACTGAAGAGGTTTTACCTAAAATATCTGTCAATAATTCAAAATTATCAGAATCTTTTATAAAGCGTAGCTTTAAAAACTGTGATAATCGTTCGAAATCTTCAAAAGTCTTAACCAAAGCTAAATCTGTAATTGGCTCAATTTTTGGAGCAGATACTTGTATTGTTTCTGCTGCTTTTACTTCAGGTAAAATTGGTGTGGCAGGGGTAACTTCTATTGCGGGTTCTACTGGCTCAAGTTTTTTAAGTGGTGCAATCATGCCAGGTGATAGAATCATTTGTTCTGTAATAAAATGGGATAACGACAAAGATGCTTCAGGTTGTGGTGTTGGTTCGCTAGTAATTTCTATAAGCCAATCGTTAGCCATATAACCTTTAAGACTTCCAGCGCGAAAACTCTTATTAACGTCTTCAGGATCAAGTAAATCAAACGGAATCTCTTCTCCTTCTGCAACTTTTAAGGGTGAAGCGTATCCGTTATTAAATTTTACTGACAAATCTGGAAAAGACAATTCAGTACGGCATTCTTTTGAATTTCTAATTCTAACTTTAAATCGTTTCATTTCTTGTCCTTTTCTTTTTACTACAATTTTAAAAATTACAATAGAAGGGCCTTTCGACCCTTCCCATGTAATCTTTACTTTAATCTATTTATTAGATTAGGATCGTTAAGATCATTGTTCCACAACCAGCATCGTTACAAGCCTGTAGTGGAATACGGAATTCTCCAACGCTATTAGGGAAAATAGTACCTGTGATTAAACCAGTGCTATTGTTAATAACTAGATCCCATGGCAAATACGTTGCATAGAATAATGTTGGTGTGTTGATAGCAGTGATCTGATAGCTAAACGTAGAACTTGAGTTTGTAGGAATTGTTACTGTTCCTGCACTTGGGAACGTTACGGTTGTACCAGAAGGACCATAGGTCAATGCACGACCATTGAGTACGCTAGAAGCAGCGAATGTAATGGATGTACCTGCCAAGATGTTACCGTTAACTGTGCAATCTGCACCGAAGGTGAAGGTTGTACCTGTTACAAAGTAGACATTATCAGCTGTAGCACCATTTTCTAATACGACTGATGCATTGGCTGGCAAGGTTAAACCTGTGCCGAATGTGAATACATAGATACCAGCGCCATTCAATGTGAGTGGACCAGCGGACCATGTACCGGTTGAGGTTGCATTGTAGTTACCTGGTGTAAGTGTTGCTCCACCGAGATCTGTTGAAGAGATATCTGTGGTAGGGGTACGTGCTTTTAATGCAATAGCTGCTGCGGTTGCATCAGCATGAGCTTGAGCGGCGATTGAATCGCCTTCATGCAATGTACCAGTGAATGTCCCTGGAGGAAAACCAGTGATTGTACTACCTGGAGAAACGCCTAGATCACCTGTTAATACTGTATCACCAGTGTTTGTTACAGCAGTGTCACCCAAGACAGCAAAGTTAGAAGCTGACAAGAGAAAAGGATTGCCAAGGCTAACTGCGACTGTTGGTACGCTTGTAATAACTGGCGCTTTGTAATCTGGTACGACAGATTCAATAATTTGACCGCCGGCTTTTAAAATGTAGATATTTGTCATTGTGAAACTCCTTATTTATTTCGTATTTTTACATATTCTTATCAAATGAAATTCTTCTATTCGAGGCATTTAGGCTTGAATACAAAATCTGTGCAATGCCTATACAGGCGAATATGCACACATCTTACTGCATAGGACTTATTTGCGGAAACTACATTCAGAGGGACCTTGCGATCCCTCCAATGTAGATTCTTTAGCTTAGTGTAGCAATGTATGTGGAGCTAACTGTCAACGTGCGGCTTGGAGCAGAAAGAGCAAGATGTACTGTTCCTGCAGCTGAATCAGTAACAACTATTGCAACTTGTCCCATGCTCATTGTAACTGTAACTGGGGAAGCATGACCATTAATAAGTGGTGATGTTCCGCCAGAAGAAACAGAAACAACTACGGTTGTACTGTTATCCCAAGCATCGATTGCACCGGCTGCGTTCTCTAATTGAAGTGCTGTGGCAGCACCAGCAACATGTGTACCTGAGGAAGCAGTAGGATTAAATACGATCTGTGTATCATTAGCCTTAATCCAGTTCATCATTGTACCTGGATAAATTACAGACGAATCAACTGTAGCATCAACTGGATCTGGGAGTACTAACTCACCAGCAGTGATACGATCAGCAAGATTCTGCTGCATTGCATGAAGTGCATCTGCTGGCATCAGCGATAAAAGATCGACTGTTGCACTAGGTGCAATTACGAGTGGATTTTCTGGATCAAATCCTGGAACGAACAACGTTACTGGATTTGTAGAACTTGTGTTTGTAACCGAACGGGTCATTGTAGACATTAATTTATATCTCCTTAGAATTTTAATTTTGCAATTCTAATCAAGTCATATCGCAATTCTTAATTTTTCTGAATGGAACACGTACTATCTTTTCAAATTATTGGTGGATCGTGCACTCCTCAGCCATCACGCTGTTATCGTTGAACATAGTTCAACGTTCAGGGCTACCTTTAAGCCTTGATAAGGCATCCTAGTCACCAGTCGCACGAACAATAGGTTCACCAAATTGGTTGCGGATACGGGAGTCGAACGCCGTTATTTCCAGCTTATGAGGCTGGCGTGAATCCGTGTCACTCATCCGCGAAATCGGTCCTGGATTTTTTAAGCCCAGGATCTTTAATATTACTTCCACTTCAGGCTATGTTCCTTGTCGGGTTTTTCCCTGCACAGCCATAATGCGAGAGCCGAAAGCCCTGCACCCTTCGCCTAAACTAAGGGGGAATAAATCTGTAATCACAGTCAGGGATGTTGGAATCGAACCAACTCCGCTCGGTTCCAGACCGAGAACGCCGCCTTTACGCTAACCCCTGGCAATGATTACAAAAATCAATCCCCGAGCTATAACGCTTGGCACAGAAGAAACATACTCTTACGAGTAAGGGGGATTTATTTTCTTTCTTCAACTATATAAACGCCCGACTGTAAGGGCTTGACTTGTTCTACAGTCTATTTGTGTACATCTAAATTTGCTTTGCTGTCTTCCTAGGACTCGAACCTAGAACCTTGATCTTAACAGGATCTTGCTACCACCATTGAGCTAGAAGACAACGAAGCAAACTTAATTTACTTGGTGGACCCTACGAGAATCGAACTCGTACTCGATGCTTGCAAAGCACCTGTGCTCCCGTTATCACTAAGAGCCCACTAAGAAAACTATTTTAGGTAAACTACCTAAACGCGTTTTATAAGCATGACACCAAACACATAACACCATTAAATTTTCAATTTTAGAATTTTTACGATTTCCATCTATATGATCTACATCTAACATTCTAACATCTTTATTATACCTACACGATTTACAAATCTCCCCATAAATTCGTAAGGCACGACTACGATAAGATCTGACACCATCTTTGTAATTCGTAGGTTGGATCGCTAAAATACCTCCAACCCTCTGTGCGCTATCTTTGCAAATTCTAGAACAAAAATAATAACCTTTAATTGTCATAGCAGCTTTATTAATTGCACGTTCGAAATCTATATGACAAAACGAACAAATTAGTTTAACTCTTTTCCGTCTAGATAATCTACTACAATCTACAGAACAATAATTTTTATTCTTTAAACGATTCTTAGGTCTATAAATTTCTTTTTGACATTGACCACAAGAAACTTTAAAAAGTTTCCGAGTTTGTCCATCATAACTATCTGAAATAATATATTCCATACTCTATATTATATCACATCTTTATATTCCTAGCCAGAGGAGATTTTTCAATCTCCTCCAGTAGAAATACAACGACCCTAAATAACTTAGGGGAGGGTGATTTTTACAATTCCCTTCGCATAGCGAATGAGGAACCCTAGATCTTCCCAGATTGCGAATACGTCGGCCATTTTGTTTACATCTTTCATTGTTTCGACGCTTAGATCTGTACGAATTGCCAACACGCCGAGGTAATCGGCTGGAGCCAATACGAAACAGGCTGAGCTTGGAACAACTACTGACTCGAGAACGTCAACACCCATAATTCCACCTACGCGACCAGCTTTAAGAGCTGTGTCCTGGAAATTAGGAGCGAAGATTCCGAGACCGCCATTACCACTTGGAGCATTGTTGAACAACAACAAGTCTCGGCGAGTAATTGGGTTGATGTACAATTTGGAAGCAACCAAGAGCTTGGAGCTCAATGTTACGATTGCTGTGGCCAATGTATACATGGACAATCCGGCTGCACCGTTTGCGATGACGCTAGGATTGTTTGTTGCAGCTGTGGTACCGGCCAACGATGCGGCTGGGGTCTGATTTGTTAGACCTGACGCGAAGTTGATGAGGTTGTAACCACGTGTATCTTCCTGTAACATGATCGATGCTTTAGCGCGTTCCTGCGTGCGGTTCAAGACGTCATATTTGCGGAAGTTCGATTCATTCCAACGGATCATAGGACGTGTAGAAATAGGGGACGTTTCTACGCGGATACGATCTGCGAGAACTTCGAGCTGCGCTGGTAGACCTTCTACGGAAATGCTTGCTGCTGGAACATCGACATCAGCGTCGAATACTGCTTCCTCTCCGAGAGCTAGTTTATAGGTCTGGAAAAGTTGGCGAATGCGTCCTTCATATAGAAGTTCGCGTTTCAGTGGGCTGAGCATCTGTTGTGCAATTTTCTGAAGACCACCTGGGGAATTCATCAAGCGGGTTAATTTCTCTTCAACCTGTGCGCTTGAGAGGACTTCCAAGGCTGCTTCTTTGTTAATGTCGTTCATATTTTTCTCCTTTAAGATCATGTCAGTATTGCTACCGATCATGGTGCAACTAGATTTTTACCTAATTAAAGCTTAGATAATCGCTTTGATTTCCAATTGTGTTGGTGCAGAAGCAACGTCGAAGCTTACAACGTAACCGACGATGACTGTGCTGGTTGCGTCAGATGTGATAAGACCATCTGTCGAAGCAGAGGCATAGACTGGAGCGTTGATTGCATATGTTGCAGTTGCATCATAAGGATAACCACGACCATCGTTATAAAGAACGAAGTCTCCACCGTTGTTGTAGACAGACATCAATCCACCGCGGTTGAAGTTGGTGTAGTCGAAACCTTGTCCTGCTACTTCACCGTTTGAAGGCTGAAGAGGGAAGAAGATGTTGGATTCAATTGCTAAACCGAATGGCTGACCTGCTGTCTGGGTGTGGACCCAAGGCAAGAGTTGACCAGCTGCATTCAATTGGAGCAAGTTTCCGCCAACGATATTTCCCGAGGCGATTGGATACGATACGGAACGATTTACTTCTTTTACTTGTCGAATTGCCATTTTGAAACTCCTTAGTTTAATTTATTTACTACTTTGGACTCTTCGTTTCGTTTCGGATCTAGTTGTGGATCTTATTTAAAGGTCTCACATCATGTCGTGAGAAATCTGGTAGTCTTTTAAGCTTTTATACGAATCTTACGTCTGCTGCTCAAAGTCTTCAATGTTGTACTTTCTCACAATTACAACAAGGTTTGTATCTAAATCTTATTGAGGACGATTCTTTGTACCAAAGGTATCAAAGATTTTCTTCAACATTGCATCTTCAGAAAGTTCTTCACCGAACGAAGGTGAAACAAAAATACGACTTGCTTTCTTTGTGTTGATCGAGGAAGGGGAAACCTTAATATCAGCAATAACTCTCTCAGCTGCTAGAAGTGCATTATCATCCATAGCCATCAATTCTTTCTGTTTGGCTGTGATTGCAAATTCATACGCTTTCTTCTGTGCGTCTAATAGGTATGTACCGATCTTCATTTCGCTATCATAAACTTCTTTATTCATTGAGATTGCATCTTTCTCAACCATTGCAGCTACAATTTTCTTGCAGCGTTCTTGGCGAGCTTGCAATACTGAGGCGAATTTTTTAACTCTTTCTTCTTCCTTAATAGAAGCTTCTTTTGCATTAATAGCTGATTCTTTCTCAGCCAATGCAGCTTCACGTACCTTAAGAGCAGATTCTTTGAGTCCTAGTTCATCCTCGTGCGCTTCACCAGCACCTGGATGTTCATCCATCTTTGGCTCTTCTGTCTTCTGTTCAACTGGAGCTGCTTCACCTGGCATTGCTGCTGGTGCTGCTTCGTCTACTGGAGGAAGACCAAGAACTGCTTTGAGTAATGGAAGAACTACGGCCATGTCTGCACCAAATCCATCTGGGAGACGCTTTACTTCTTGACCGTCTTTTTCAATAATAACTTCCTTAGATTCTTTATCCTTACGAGCTGAATAACCTTCGCCAACATCAACTTTCTCAGTTGTATCAAATGCTGATACTTCAGCTTTTGGCATATCAACTGCTGGACCATCGAGAGCTGGAGCCATTGGATCTGCTGGTTTCTCTTCAACCTTCATATCTTCTAGACCACTATTATCTTCTGGCATTGGCATTTCTGTTGCAGCCTTTTTATTAACTGATTCAATATCTTTGGGATCTTTCTTTAGATCGCC